TGTTAATACTTCAATTCTTTAATCCACATATATTTAAAAGTGAGGTAGTAGGTAATAAATATAAGACTTAAAGTTAAGATTGCTTTTTTCATGTCAATTTCTCCTTTGTTTATATTTATATTAAATCACTAAATAGACGTTATTAATCACAATACAATTAATTGATTGTAAGATACTTAGTCGTATAATTCTATATACCTATTAGTAAATTCTTCTGCTGTTATTTCTCCATTTTCTTTTTGTTGTTGAAGTTTAGAAGCTTCTTTTTGAATTGCATCGTATTTTTCACGAGAATACCCATATTTTTCCATCTCTTTATAATTAGCTTCGTTTATTTGTTCTTGTTGCTGAGGTGTGACACAACCACCAACTGTGCATTGTGTACCATCAGGTTTTGTGTAACCTATAACGTCACCTGCGCCTTGTGCTTGGTACCAAGTATTACCATCTGCATCTACCATGCCGTTAACATTGTGACCATTTTTTACTCTTTGTGATATTTCGTCTTTAGTTAAAGGTCTATTGGTTTGTTGATCGTTGTTAACGTTTGTGTTGTTCTCGTTGTTTACTTGATTATTGTTATCGTTTTGATTAGCATTTTCTTTTTTCGCTTCTGCTTTTTCTTTAGTTTCTTTCTTTTTATCTTTGTTATCTTTCTTTGTTTCAGTTTTTTTGCTTTCCTCTTTCTTATCGCCGTCGTGGCTACCACAAGCGCCTAAAACTAACGCACTCGCTAATGTTAAACCTAATAATCTTTTCATTTTAATTTCTCCTTTGTTTATATTTCTTTATATTTAAAAACTCTCAATGGCTCAAATGTAATTGAGTATTCGCCGTAGTGAGTCCCAATACCATATATCTTTTTATATTGTTCTATTGCTTCTAATATGTATTCTTCACTCAATTGCAGATACTCAGACAACTCATACAAGTTACGTACACCATAATTGTAAGCTTCCACAATTTCGCGTAACGGGACTGCTGAGATAAAGCCGTGTCGCCTTGCGTAATTTTCGAACTTGCGATTGTTGAATTTCGAGTAATCGGCTATATCACCGTATGTAAGTTTATTATGTGCTAATTCTTCAAAGAGAATTCCTGCCTTTTCTCTATCTGATAAGCCACGCTTTATTAAAATTAAATCTCCTAACCATACCCCATCCAAATTATCTGGAAGCACATCAGCCTCTCTTATTTCAATATAATCATGTTGTATTAAAGTTTCTTCATATAATCCCATCTGATACATCCTTTACTTACGTTTGCTTCTTATATAATCTGCATAATCTAAAACTCTTTGCCATTCATCATCTGTCAATTCTCCTTCAAGGTGAGCTGCTCGATGTTGTACTTCGTTTTCTGTTTGTCTATTTTTTAATAGTAAATATTCTGGGGTAACTTTCAATGCATTGGCAATTTCAGCTATATCCTCCATAGGTATTTTTCTGCTACCGTTTTCATATCGGGATAAGGTAGATTTATTGACACCTATCTTAGTTGCAAAATCAGTTAAATTCACATTATTCTCTTTTCGTAGTTGTTTGATTAATTTACCTATTTCTGCTGAAGTTCTCATTTCAAATTTACCTCCGTTTTATTTATAATAGTATAATAACACTTTTCCATATAGGAAACAACTAGCATTTTAAAAGAGTAAAAAATATTTTTCGAGATTTTTGTTGACAATTAGGAAACTTGAGTTTAATATTGAGTTAACTTCAAAAAACGGAGGTGAGCAAATGTATGAGTTCAACGTCAAAAGAATGAAAGCTGAACGCATTGCTAAAGGCATTTCGATTTCTGATATGGCAAAAAAATTAGGAATGACACCAGGAACTTATTCAAAAAAAGAAAACGGACACATTAGAATTAATGTTGACGATTTAGCAAAAGTAATTGAAGTTTTAGAATTGCCACAAGATAAGTGCGGTATTTTTTTTACTTATAGAGTTTCCAAAATGTCAACAGAACAAAAACAAACATCTTAAAAGGAGGACACAATGGAACAAATCACGTTAACCAAAGAAGAGTTGAAAGAAATTATAGCGAAAGAAGTTAGAAATGCTATAAAAGGCGAGAAACCAATCAGCTCAGGTGCAATTTTCAGTAAAGTAAGAATCAATAATGACGATTTAGAAGAAATCAATAAAAAACTCAATTTCGCAAAAGATTTGTCGCTAGGAAGATTGAGGAAGCTCAATCATCCGATTCCGCTAAAAAAGTATCAGCATGGCTTCGAATCAATTCATCAAAAAGTTTATGTACAAGATGTTCATGACCATATTAGAAAATTAACATTATCAATTTTTGGAGTGACACTTAATTCAGACTTGAGTGAAAGTGAATACAACCTAGCAGCAAAAATTTATAGAGATATCAAAAACTATTATTTATATATCTATGAAAAGAGAGTTTCAGAATTAACTATCGATGATTTCGAATGAAGGAGGAACTACAAATGAAACTACTAAGAAGGCTATTCAATAAAAAACACGAAAACTTAATTGACGTGTGGCATGGAAATCAATGGTTAAAAGTGAAAGAAAGCAAATTAAAAAAATATAAAGTGGTCTCGGATAGAGAAGGTAAGAAATATCTAATTAAATAAGCGCACTTAATTAGTGCAAGTAATCAAGTGCGCTATTGCCTTACAATCCTAAATCTTTTCTGCTTTTTTCTTCTTCTTGTAATCCCAATAACACAGAAGAGTAAATGCTGAAATAGTCACGAGCAACGCTATCTTTAGCGAATGCAATTACGTCATCACCGACTTCTTGCCATTCGTTATGAATCTTATGTCTATCTAGAGCTCTAGGTAATAGCGAGATTGTAATATCGTGAGCAATTTTCTCTAAATCCATAAATTTCACCTCCTTCCACTGGGAGATAACTAAATTATATAACAAAACATCTTAAAAGGAGGAACAACAAATGTTACAAAAATTTAGAATCGCTAAAGAAAAAAGTAAATTAAAACTCAATTTACTAAAACATGCAAACAGTAATTTAGAAACAAGAAACAACCCTGAACTGTTGCGAGCAGTTGCAGAGTTGCTTAAAGAGATTAATCGATAAATTCTATGAATTCGATTTTAGCTGAAGCGATAGCTACTATTTTGTCTCCAACAAAAGTATATGAGCCATTAGTGAACAAGGAACTTTTAATTTTTTCTTTTGATATTTCAACAGTTCCGCGATGACCTGACTTTATCACTTTTTCTAAATTATCGATTTCAACAAATTTATCATTAGAAAGATATAAACAAGCTTTCATACTTATCACCTCCTTAGGTTGATAACAACATTATACACGAAAGGAGGAATAACAAATGAACATTCAAGAAGCAACTAAGATAGCTACAAAAAATCTTGTCTCTATGACACGGAAAGATTGGAAGGAAAGTCATCGAACTAAGATATTACCAACAAATGATAGTTTTTTACAATGCATCATTTCAAATAGCGATGGGACAAACCTTATCAGATATTGGCAACCTTCAGCCGATGACCTCATGGCAAATGATTGGGAAGTTATAAACCCAACTAGAGACCAGGAATTATTGAAGCAATTTTAGAAATGCTATCAATGATACTTTTTAAATTGTTTTTAAACTCATTTTCAAAGTAAACAACAGTCTTGTCTGAAATTGTTACATGATAAATAGTGTTACTAGCATACACGCCGTTTAGGAACCCAGAGTTTTTAAGTTTATTTAAATCGTATTTTACATCTTCGAAATGTAGTTTTTGAAAATACTTTGTATGTATATCTTTAGCACTTCCAAAATTATTGCAGGTTAATTTAACCGAACCTAACTTTACACATTCTAAATAATCTTTGTAGAGTACGTACAAGATATATTGTTGGTCTTTAGTAAGTGTATCAAATTCATCAGATATCAAGGGCATGTTATCACCTCCTTAGGTTGATAACAACATTATACACGAAAGGAGCATAAACAAATGAACACAAGATCAGAAGGATTGCGTATAGGCGTCCCACAAGTTTCTAGCAAAGCTGATGCTTCTTCATCCTATTTAACGGAAAAGGAACGTAACTTAGGAGCGGAAATATTAGAGCTTATTAAAAAAAGTGATTACAGCTACTTAGAAATAAACAAAGTTTTCTATGCATTAGATAGAGAACTTCAATACAGGGCGAATAATAACAAACTTTAACATTTATCTAAAGGAGTGATAGAGATGCCAAAAATCATAATACCACCAACACCAGAAAACACATATCGAGGCGAAGAAAAATTTGTGAAAAAGTTATACGCAACACCTACACAAATCCATCAATTATTTGGAGTAAGTAGAAGTACAGTATACAACTGGTTGAAATATTACCGCAAAGATAATTTAGGTGTAGAAAATTTATACATTGATTATTCACCAACAGGCACTCTGATTAATATTTCTAAATTGGAAGAGTATTTGATCAGAAAGCATAAAAAATGGTATTAGGAGGATTATCAAATGAGCGACACATATAAAAGCTACCTAATAGCAGTGCTATGCTTCACGGTCTTAGCGATTGTACTCATGCCGTTTCTATACTTCACTACAGCGTGGTCAATTGCAGGATTCGCAAGTATCGCAACATTCATATTCTATAAAGAGTACTTTTATGAAGAATAAAAAAACTGCTACTTGCGACAACAAGTAACAGTTAAAGATAAGCATTTGTCTTAAATAATTATATAAGGAGTTATTAATATGACCTTACAACAAAAAATACTATCACATTTTGCAACATATGACAATTTCAATCCTGATGATGTAGTTGAAGTTTTTGGAGTATCGAAAACACATGCAAAATCCACACTTTCGAGACTTAAGAAAAAAGGAAAGGTTGAAATGGAAAGTTGGGGAAAATGGCGTGTTATCGAAGCACAATTACATTTAACTGTCGTCGAACGTAAAAAAGAAATTTTAGAAGAGCAATTTGAATTGTTAGCAAGATTGAATGAACAAAGTGATGACCCTAGAGAAATAGAAGATCGTATCAAGTTAATGATTCGTCTAGCTAACCAATTTTAAGGAGGATTTAATCAATGGCAATATTAGAAGATATTTTTGAAGAATTAAAACTATTAAATAAGAATTTACGTGTGTTAAATACTGAACTATCAACTGTGGATTCATCAATCGTACAAGAGAAAGTTAAAGAAGCACCAATGCCAAAAGAAGAAACAGCTCAACTGGAAACAATTGAAGAAGTTAAGGAAACGTCTACTGATTTAACTAAAGATTATATTTTATCAGTAGGAAAAGAGTTCCTTAAAAAAGCAGATACTTCTGATAAGAAAGAATTTAGAAATAAACTTAACGAACTTGGTGCGGATAAGCTATCTACTATCAAAGAAGAACATTATGAAAAAATTGTTGATTTCATGGAAGCGAGAATTAATGCATGAAGCTAGATCACTCAAATAGAGCTCATGCAAAGCTAAGTGCAAGTGGTGCGAAACAATGGCTAAACTGCCCACCGAGTATTAAGGCAAGTGAAGGTATTGCAGATAAAAGTTCAGTTTTTGCTGAAGAAGGTACATTCGCCCATGAATTAAGTGAGTTATATTTCAGTCTTAAATATGAAGGCCTAACACAGTTTGAGTTTAATAAAGCTTTTCAAAATTATAAGCGAAATCAATATTACAGTGAAGAGTTGCGTGAATATGTTGAAGAGTATGTAGCTAATGTAGAAGAAAAATATAACGAAGCTTTGAGTAGGGATAATGATGTAATAGCTTTATTTGAAACAAAATTGGATTTAGGTAAATACGTCCCTGAATCTTTTGGTACTGGTGATGTCATTATATTTTCAGGTGGTGTACTTGAAATTATTGACCTTAAATACGGTAAAGGCATTGAAGTTTCAGCTATAGATAATCCTCAACTTAGATTATATGGCTTGGGCGCATATGAACTGCTTAGTTTAATGTATGACATTCATACAGTTCGCATGACTATCATACAACCACGAATAGATAACTTTTCTACTGAAGAGTTACCAATATCAAGATTACTTCAATGGGGAACCGATTTTGTTAAACCATTAGCCAGACTTGCTTATAACGGTGAAGGTGAGTTTAAAGCAGGTAGTCATTGTAGATTCTGTAAGATAAAGCATTCATGTAGAACACGTGCAGAATACATGCAAAATGTGCCTCAAAAGCCACCACATTTGTTAAGTGATGAAGAGATTGCAGAACTTTTATATAAACTGCCTGATATCAAAAAATGGGCTGATGAAGTAGAACATTATGCGCTAGATCAAGCGAAAGGAAATGATAAAAACTATCCTGGTTGGAAGCTTGTAGAAGGTCGTTCGCGAAGAATGATAACTGATACAAAAGCAACGCTTGAAAAGTTAGTTGAAGCGGGTTATAAACCTGAAGATATTACAGAAACCAAGTTACTTAGCATTACGAATTTAGAAAAATTAATTGGTAAAAAAGCATTTTCTAAAATTGCAGAAGGCTTTATAGAAAAGCCGCAAGGTAAATTAACACTTGCTACTGAGTCAGATAAAAGGCCAGCTATAAAGTCATCTGCCGAAGATGATTTTGACGAACTATAAAAAATTAAAAAGGACGGTATATAAACATGAAAGCAAAAGTATTAAATAAAACTAAAGTGATTACAGGAAAAGTAAGAGCATCATATGCAAATATTTTTAAACCACGCAGTATGCAAGAAGGTCAAGAAGCAAAGTATTCCATCAGTTTAATCATTCCTAAGTCAGATACAAGTACGATAAAAGCTATTGAACAAGCTATAGAAGCTGCTAAAGAAGAAGGAAAAGTTAGTAAGTTTGGAGGCAAAGTTCCTGCAAATTTAAAACTTCCATTACGTGACGGAGACACTGAAAGAGAGGATGATGTGAATTATCAAGATGCTTATTTCATTAATGCATCAAGCAAACAAGCACCTGGTATTGTTGACCAAGACCGAAATAGATTAACGGATTCAGGAGCTGTTGTAAGTGGTGACTATATTAGAGCTTCAATCAATCTATTTCCATTCAATACAAATGGTAATAAGGGTATTGCAGTTGGATTGAACAATATTCAACTTGTAGAAAAAGGCGAACCTCTTGGCGGTGCAAGTGCAGCAGAAGATGATTTCGATGAATTAGACACTGATGATGAGGATTTCTTATAAGTCAATAGGTGGGGTTTCTAGCCCCACTTTAATTTTAAAGAAATTGAGGTGTCAAGAATTTGAAATTTATGAATATAGATATTGAAACATATAGCAGTAACGATATTTCGAAATGTGGTGCCTATAAATACACAGAAGCTGAAGATTTCGAAATTTTAATTATAGCTTATTCGATAGATGGTGGAGCGATTAGTGCGATTGACATGACTAAAGTAGATAATGAGCCTTTCCACGCTGATTATGAGACGTTTAAAATTGCTCTATTTGACCCTGCTGTAAAAAAGTATGCATTCAATGCTAATTTCGAAAGAACTTGTCTTGCTAAACATTTTAATAAACAGATGCCACCTGAAGAATGGATTTGCACAATGGTTAATTCAATGCGTATTGGCTTACCTGCTTCGCTTGATAAAGTTGGAGAAGTTTTAAGACTACAAAGCCAAAAAGATAAAGCAGGTAAAAATTTAATTCGTTATTTCTCTATACCTTGTAAACCAACAAAAGTTAATGGAGGAAGAACAAGAAACCTACCTGAACATGATCTTGAAAAATGGCAACAATTTATAGATTACTGTATTCGAGATGTAGAAGTAGAAATGGCGATTGCTAATAAAATTAAAGACTTTCCAGTAACTGCAATTGAACAAACATATTGGGTTTTTGACCAACATATAAACGACAGAGGTATTAAGCTTTCTAAATCATTGATGTTAGGAGCTAATGTGCTCGATAAGCAGAGTAAAGAAGAATTGCTTAAACAAGCTAAACATATAACAGGTTTAGAAAATCCTAATAGTCCTACACAGTTATTGGCTTGGTTAAAGGATGAACAAGGATTAGATATACCTAATTTACAAAAGAAAACGGTTCAGGAGTACTTAAAAGAAGCAACAGGAAAAGCTAAAAAAATGCTAGAAATTAGATTGCAAATGTCTAAAACCAGTGTGAAAAAATACAACAAAATGCATGACATGATGTGCAGTGATGAACGGGTAAGAGGTCTGTTTCAATTTTACGGTGCCGGTACTGGAAGATGGGCAGGTAGAGGTGTACAACTTCAGAATTTAACAAAGCATTATATTTCAGATACTGAATTAGAAATAGCAAGAGATCTTATTAAAGAACAACGTTTTGATGATTTAGATTTATTACTCAATGTTCATCCTCAAGACTTATTAAGTCAATTAGTTAGGACGACATTTACTGCTGAAGAAGGTAATGAACTAGCAGTAAGTGATTTTTCTGCAATAGAGGCAAGAGTCATAGCATGGTATGCAAAAGAACAATGGCGTTTAGATGTGTTCAACACACACGGAAAGATATATGAAGCATCGGCTTCTCAAATGTTTAATGTACCGGTAGAAAGCATAACTAAAGGCGACCCTCTCAGACAAAAAGGAAAAGTGTCCGAATTAGCTTTAGGCTATCAAGGTGGCGCTGGAGCTTTAAAAGCAATGGGTGCATTGGAAATGGGCATTGAAGAAAACGAGTTACAAGGTTTAGTTGATAGTTGGCGTAACGCAAATCCTAACATAGTTAATTTTTGGAAGGCTTGCCAAGAGGCTGCAATTAATACTGTAAAATCCCGAAAGACGCATCATACACATGGACTTAGATTTTATATGAAAAAAGGTTTTTTAATGATTGAACTGCCTAGTGGAAGAGCTTTAGCTTATCCAAAAGCTTTAGTTGGTGAAAATAGTTGGGGTAGTCAAGTTGTTGAATTTATGGGGTTAGATCTTAACCGTAAATGGTCAAAGTTAAAAACGTATGGTGGGAAGTTAGTCGAGAATATTGTTCAAGCAACTGCAAGGGATTTACTTGCGATTTCTATAGCAAGGCTTGAAGCATCAGGTTTTAAAATAGTTGGCCATGTCCATGATGAAGTAATTGTAGAAATACCTAGAGGTTCAAATGGACTTAAGGAAATCGAAACTATCATGAATAAGCCTGTCGATTGGGCAAAAGGATTGAATTTGAATAGTGACGGATTTACTTCTCCGTTTTATATGAAGGATTAGGAGTGTGATTGAATGCAACATCAAGCTTATATCAATGCTTCTGTTGACATTAGAATTCCTACAGAAGTCGAAAGTGTTAATTACAATCAGATTGATAAAGAAAAAGAGAATTTGGCGGACTATTTATTTAATAATCCAGGTGAACTATTAAAATATAACGTTATAAATATCAAGGTTTTAGATTTAGAGGTGGAATGATGGCTAGAAGAAAAGTTATAAGAGTGCGTATCAAAGGAAAACTAATGACATTGAGAGAAGTTTCAGAAAAATATCATATATCTCCAGAACTTCTTAGATACAGATACAAACATAAAATGCGCGGCGATGAATTATTGTGTGGAAGAAAAGACTCAAAATCTAAAGATGAAGTTGAATATATGAAGAGTCAAATAAAAGATGAAGAAAAAGAGAGAGAAAAAATCAGAAAAAAAGCGATTTTGAACCTATACCAACGAAATGTGAGAGCGGAATATGAAGAAGAAAGAAAGAGAAGATTGAGACCATGGCTTTATGATGGAACGCCTCAAAAACATTCACGTGATCCGTACTGGTTCGATGTCACTTATAACCAAATGTTCAAGAAATGGAGTGAAGCATAATGAGCATAATCAGTAACAGAAAAGTAGATATGAATGAAATGCAAGACAATGTTAAACAACCTGCGCATTACACATACGGCGACATTGAAATTATAGATTTTATCGAACAAGTTACGGCACAGTACCCACCACAATTAGCATTCGCAATAGGTAATGCAATTAAATACTTGTCTAGAGCACCGTTAAAGAATGGTCATGAGGATTTAGCAAAGGCGAAGTTTTACGTCGATAGAGTATTTGACTTGTGGGAGTGATGACCATGACAGATAGCGGACGTAAAGAATACTTAAAACATTTTTTCGGCTCTAAGAGATATCTGTATCAGGATAACGAACGAGTGGCACATATCCATGTAGTAAATGGCACTTATTACTTTCACGGACATATCGTACCAGGTTGGCAAGGTGTGAAAAAGACATTTGATACAGCGGAAGAGCTTGAAACATATATAAAGCAACATGGTTTGGAATACGAGGAGCAGAAGCAACTAACTTTATTTTAGAGGAGATGGAAATGATGAAAATCAAAATTGAAAAAGAAGTGAACTTGCCTGAACTTATCCAATGGGCTTGGGATAACCCCAAGTTATCAGGTAATAAAAGACTCTATTCAAACGATGTTGAACGCAACTGTTGTGTGACTTTTGATGTTGATAGCATCTTATGTAATGTGACTGGATACGTATCAATTAACGATAAATTCACTATTCAAGAGGAGATATAACAATGAAAATCAAAGTAAAAAAAGAAATGAGACTAGATGAATTAATTAAGTGGGCATGGGATAACCCTGGATTAGCAACAGGAAGAAATTTTTATCCACAAACCAAGAGTGATATTGATTATAAGTGCTTCTCTCTTTATGACGGAAGAAATTGTATCATAAAAGGTTTTGTATCAGCTGATGATACTTTTGAAGTCGAATTTGAAGAAGATATCACAGAAGAGACTAAGGTTGATAGGTTGATTGAATTATTCGAGATTCAAGAAGGAGACTATAACTCTACACTATATGAGAACACTAGTATAAAAGAATG